GTCTCGCCGCGCTCGTCATCGTCGTCGTTTAGAACATCAGACATATTCGGCCTCGATTTGCTTGACGAGCGCATCTACTGCGTCAGGATCATATGTAGCAGCTTCGGACCTTACAACGCCACCCTCGGCATACTTTTGGTCAAGCTGGGCTAAACCGCCTTCGGCGTATCCCATTTCATCAAAATAGGGTAACAACATTTCAATTTCTGGTCGCCCCGGGACCGGATACGCAGCCTCACGCAGATCAAACACCTCGGTGATGCGAGGCTTGCGAGCACCCGTGCCGATAATGCTGTCGTAGCCATCAAGGCGAGCGTGGTTGCCGATGATGTGCTCCTGAAGAGCATATCGCATGCGATTGCCCACACGGCTGTTGTTCACCAGTTCAGTCGCCAATTCTGGACTACCGCCAAACTTTTCAAGGAAGTCTTCGATATTGCGATAGTAGTCGCCACCACGCAGGGGGGCATTCGCTGCGGCGCGGCTTTCAGAAATTAGGCCCTGAAGGGCTCTATCGCTTGTCAGTTCGCGAAATGCCCGCTCGGGAACGGTGCCGCCCGTGTTGCCGGGGACAGCCAATGGAGCGCGCAAAAGCGTTTCGCCTCGGACCATCTCAGAACCGCCGTAGTTTGACGTGTCCGGCGCGCGGTAACTGCCAACACTGCGAGAAGGCAGGGTTGCGGGCAAATAGAATACGCCCTCGCGGATTGCCTGAGCACCTGCTTGCTCAGGCTTTTGATAGCGCAACACTTCAAGCGATAAACCATCATCGTCAATGCGAGCACCCGGCGTTGCTTCAACAGCCTTTTTGAATCGAACATCTTGCGGAAGCCGCGTGGACATGCGGATTGCGCGAGCCGTCCTAGGCGAAATAATCGCCTCAGCTTCGCTCGGCTCCAGGGACGCGAGGGCCGCAGACCCTGCAAGCCTTGCCGCTCGCCCACCCGGACCCATAGCCGCCATCAGAGCAAAGTCTAGCGGGCTCTGGGGCAGCAGCACATCAGCCAACCCTTCGGCAGCCTCACGTCCCGCAGTGCGTAGGGCCTGCATCTGCTCGGCGCGGGTGGGCTCGGTCACGCGGCCCGTCTGCGCCTTCATGCGCGAGAGCAGGCGGCGGTCGTACTCTTCGTCCTCGGGCGTGCGAACCTCGCCGCCTTCGGCGTACTTCTGGCCTAATTCTTCGAGGCTCGCTCGGGGTTCATCGTCAGACAAAAGAACCGCCGCAGGGGCCGCACCCGCCAGCGGGATCATGTTGCGCGAATAGAGGCGCATCACCTCTTCCGGCGACATGCCCAGACCCTGGGCGGTGATCGACATGCGCTGATTGAGAAGCTCCGGGACAGTATGGGCTTCGGACGCCAGACCGGTTCGAGGCCCATAGTGGAACCACATCAGGGCCTGTGTATCAGCAGGCGTCAAACCAAGACGTTCAGCCACTCGCGTCGTGATGTCGTTGTAAATGGGGTACTCGGTTGAAACATCTTGGCCCCGAATATCTTGGCCGCTCGGGCGAGCAACAAGTATTTCGCGAAGCTCGGCATCATTCATCCCACGAACATTACCGTTCGCGTCAGGCGTATATGCCTCACGGTAGCGTCGATAATCGTTTGCGGTGTCAAACGAAGAAGCCGGAAGACCGCCGGGGTTCACATCATTATACAGCATGTTCACGGCGCGGACGTTATGAACGTCGGCGGTAACGGCTGAACGGTCGCCCGAAATATTGCGCGCAAAAATGCTGGGCTTTGGGTTCTGGGCTAAACTGATCGTGCCTTCCAGCAGGCCTTGTGTCAGGGCCGGGTGCTGGTCGTAGATCATGGCGTACCCGGACCCCGGACCCGTCGCAGCCCGCACGCTGGCCTGATCCACCGGTAGGCCCCGCGCCATGCGGTTTTGCAGAAATGCCGAATTGAGAAGATTCTGGTCTGTCTTGGTGCGCGGACTGGTACCGGCAAAGGCTTGTGATTCCTGCCGAATGCGTCGGATCGCCTCATCGTGCGGGACGCCTTCAGCGCGCAGGGCATCGTAGACGGGGCGCATGTTGTAAAATTCGCCAGACCGGGCAGCGGCAATTTGAGCCGCAGTCGCGTCGGGTAAGTTTTCCCCGCGCATTAATCGGGCGACGGGGCCTAATTCCTCCACGATCCTGTCCAACGTGGAGCCGTAGTTTTCGGCCAGATCGGTTGCCACACCCGCCTTCGCCGCTGAACCCGGCAGTTGCTGGCGAGGGGAAATATTCTCGATGCGAAGGGCTTCGAGGTCTTGTGCCGCAGATGCCGGGCCAGCCTCAAGAGGACGATCAAAGCGAGCCGGAGCAAACAACTGATCTTCGGGGCGCGCTTGAATGCGTTGAGACCGTGGGAGTCGCATCTGAGAGGCTCGGAAGTCGAGCACTTTCTGAGAAAGCTCATTTGCCCGCTCAAGATCCTCGCCCTCAAGGCGAGGTACGCCCGCACCCGGTTGACGTGCAGTGGCAATCAACATGGCTTCATCGGGCGTCATGGTTGCTGCGCGCTCAACAACCTCAGGAGATTCACGGGTCACAGCGCGGCGAATAGCCCCAACAACCCGACCAACCCGACCACCCTCGGCATACTTCTGATCGAGTTCAGCTAACCCACCCTCGGCATACTCAGGCCCGGTTGACGCACCGGCACGTCGCAGAACGCTCGGAACATACTCGAGCGTCTCGCGGATGTTCGGGATCGTGTTCCCCGCCCTACGGACGCGGCCCGGACCCGCATTGTACGCCGCAAGCGCCAATTCCATGGTGCCGAACCTATCGAGCATCTGTCGCAGGTAACGGGCAGAGCCTTCGAGGTTCTGCATGGGATCACGCGGGTCAACGTTCAACTCGCGCGCCGTGGCGGGCATTAACTGGCCCAGGCCGATAGCACCACGCGGGCTTACCGCTGTTGGATTGAACCGGCTCTCCTGCTGGATCAGAGACAAGAAGATATCGCGCGGCAGGTTATACCGCTCGGCCATGCTGACAGCATGAGCGACCAGCGGATTGCCCTCATCGAACCGCATTGGGTTGCGCGGGGCCTCAGGGGGCGGGTTCTCATCAGGCCGCATCGCAGGCGGCACAGGAGGCAGCGGGAGCGGCTCCTCGCGCGTCCGGGGTGCCTGCATAGCCGTCAGAGGCGCAGGCGTCTGTGAGGGCATCTGAGGCCGTCTGGCAGGGCGTGCGCGCTGCTCGCGGGTCGAAGCAAGCACTGGGTCGAATTCCTGCGACTGAGCGCCGGAACGCCGCATCTGCTCGATGAGCGCCAGGGCCGGGCTACCGCCACCGGCCAACTTGACCGCTCCGCCGTCAGCCCACTTCACCTTGTTCGCCCAGTAGGCCGGGCTGCTCTTGCCCTTGGCGATGTTCTGGGCATGGCGCGCTTTAAAGCTGGCCCGCTTCTGCTTCATGCGGTCAGACTCGCCCGCTTTCGGCTTGCCTGCGGTCTCGGCACCCTGCTCACCGAAGCGGATGATCTTTTCCCGACCATCCACCTTGGTCTTTACGACGTGCGACTTGGTCGGATGGCCCGGCGTGCGACGCGGCTTGTCGAGCGGAAGGCTGTCTTTATCGACGGGCTTGCTCATGACTTGCTCCGAAACCGGGCGGTCTTGGCCGCGATCTTCTTCGGTTGGGCAACAAACTGTTCGCCCTTCGCCTTGCCTTCACGCTTGGCACGCGTGGTGGCCGCGTACTCCTGCGGAGACAGCGACTTGATCGCCTTCTCCGGCAGGTAACGCTCGCCGGTCTCAGACGACGGCTTGCCAGACTTGGTGCCCCATTTCTGGTCGCCCCAAGCTTTCAGGGACTTTTGCGGCGCCTTCACTTATAGCCCCCGCCCTTTTCCTTGTACTTCTTGGCAAGGAGCTGCGCCTTACGCGCGCTCCACTCGCCTGCGCCGGTCCCCTGCACCGCCGATGCCTTGATGCTCTCGAACAGCTTCTTCCGCATGCCGGGCTTTGTGTAATTGCCCGCAGCGTTTACCTTGGACTTATCTTCACGCGGCATAAGCTACTCCCTCAAACACATGCGCGGTTTCTGTCATGCTGCGTACGGGTTTATTTTCTCTCGCTTGTATTGCTGCGGCTCATCACGTTCACGAGCCTGCGGCAACTCGAACCAGCCGTCATTCTTCAAGAACAGAATAGCCTGGGTGAATGTATCAACGTAATCGTCGTGTTCTGCAACTGGAAACTTAGTTAGCTGCTTCATGAACGCCTGCGCCCAGCTAACCGACTGGCCCCGGTTCTTGCCGCTCTCCGGCACCCAGACAAAGCCAAGTTCGAGGGTCGGGGCCGATTGGTGGGCGCGGCTTACCTTGTCAGCGTTGCCAGGGTTGTAGCCCACGGCTGGCACCCTCGCGAGTCGCAGATCCTGCAAGAGCGATTGACCGCTGGCCTTGGCCTCCACCAGCACGCGGTCCGGCTTGCGTGCGCGGCGTATACCATCCTTCACGCTGGTCGCCCCGTACTCCGTACCCCAGTCCTTGATTGCCCTAGCGCGGAGGTCGGGATAGCTCAGGTGTTCGTCCCAGGCGTCGATGAGCAGGACATTGCGGCGACCCTGGTGGGTGAACACCGCCCACACCGTACAGGCTGTCGGGTCGCCGCTGGTGCGCTCGGTGAAGGCGCAATCGTAGCTCTGCAACACGTACTCAAACTGCGGCAACGGCTTGTCGGCTGGCCAAAGCTGGATCGCGCTGGTCTTGAGGATCCCGCCGGTCGTCGGGGTCGGGTCTTGCTGCAACTGCCCGGCAGTCCCGTAGGTGCCGAGTAGCTGCTTCAGTTCGGTGATCTCTTTCTCTCCGAACCGCTCCGGGCAGATTAGCTCGCCCTTCTTCTGGCGCGGATCGTAGGGGCCAAGGATGGTCTTGCGTCGCACCCCGTCCCACTCAGCGGGGATCATCAGGTGCTCCCAGCCGCCGATGTCTTCGAGGATGTGGCCGCTGATGTCCTTCTCGTGCAACCGCTGCATGATCGTAACCATCGCGTCGCGCTTAGGATCGTTAAGGCGGGTTGACCACACCACGTCGAACCACTCAATGGCGCTCTCGCGGATCACATCGCTCTGCGCCTCTTGCGCGCTGTGCGGGTCGTCGAGGATGAGGCGGGAGCCGCCCTCACCCGTCGCGGTGCCTCCGACGCTGGTCGCCAGCCGGTAGCCCGTTTTCTCATTTTCAAATCGCTGCTTGGCATTTTGATCGCCAGCCAGCGTGATCAGGTGGCCCCAGCGTTCCTGATACCAGGGCGACTGAATGAGGCGGCGCGCCTTCAAATTGTCGCGGATGCTCAGGTTGCCGCTGTAGCTGGCGCAAAGGTACTTGTGGGCCGGGTCCGTAAGCCACTCCCACATTGGCCACATCACGCTGACGATAGTGCTCTTGCTGTGGCGCGGCGGGATGTTCACGAGCAGCTTGCGTAGCTGGCCAGCCGTGATGGCCTCCAGGTGCTCGCAGATCTCTTCGATGTGCCAGCTGGGGATAAACGGGACGCCCGGCTCTACGACGTGCCAACTCTGTTTCACGAATTCGTACAAGCTGGCCGACGCGGCCCGGCGCTCTTTCTCCCGCCGGATCTTGTCAAGCATGATCGCGGGGGTGAGCGCAGTCACTTCGTGCCGCTCGCCTTCGCCATCAGTAGCTGCATGTTCTCAAGTTCCGCATCGCTCAGGTTCTTCAAGTCAACCGAAGCAATCGCGATAGGACCACCTCCGGCACCCGTGTGCTCCTGCGTAACCTTGTCCCCGTAGTCACGCGGCGCGATAGCTTTCGCGCGCCAGCGATAGTGATGGGCAAGTTCTCGCGCTTTCTCTAGTTCAAACTTATTTGGAGCCTCGCGGACAACTTGTTCGGCTTTCTCGTCCCAATGGCGCGCGGATTTAATTCGAGCTTCCCGCATGCGCGCGGAGCGTTGCGGATCGTCGTCAATCCAGCGAACTAAAATCGAGACATGCACGCCAATCTGAGCGGCGATAGCAGTCATAGATTCGCCCGCAACAATCAGATCATAAACATCTTCGACACCGAAGACATCGCACTTATCGCGCGATACCGGCGGCTTGGTCCGCATCTTCGGAGGTATAATTTCAATGTCTGACATGGCTGGAGAATATCAGTTGCCACCCCTCAAATGCAACCCGCAACCCTCACCGGGCACAACCTATCCCCCAGGTTCGGCCTGCAATCCACACTTTACAAATCTGTTTGATCGCTCGCTCAAAAAACTAAATCCGAGCGATCACCCCGAAACCGCGCACTGGCACCCCCTACCGGGCACGTTAGAGACCCCTCTCGCCCCCTCTCGGGCATCCCCGAAACCCCGTTTTCGAAGCCTCACCCCGTAGGAATCCAATCCTACAAAAGTGATCGCTCGGTTTGATCGATCGCCTATAAGGAAAACGACCACTCGATCAATCGACCGATCACTCGTTTTATGACTGTCGTCCTATGGCATACTGGTCGCTTATGGGGGTGGTCCTTTGGACCCACCCCCTCCAGCGACACATGCCAGATCATTGCCCGCATCCAAAAAAGCGATTGATCGCTCGGGTGATCGCTCGCCCAAAACACTAAATCGAGCGATCACTCAGACCCCCTCAAAAAAGTTTTGAAAAAACTAAATTTAGGGCTTGCGTCCTCGGACCGATATCGTTAGAAGTCACTTCAGGCGGCGAGGTTGCCGCGATAACGGAGAACTCAGATGACGCAGTTCAAGCACCTTACGCGCGGCGGCCAGATGAAGGCTTTGACGGATAAGCTGTTCGCGATTGAGATTCGCTTCGCCAATCGCAACGCGAACTTCACCGTCACTCTTCCTGCCAAGAGCAAGGCTAATGCTCTATGGGTCGCCGCTGAGTGGCGCTCTCAACAGCCTGCCTGGGTGCAGGAAGGGTTTATTGGAAACATCGACAGGGTGCGGGCCTAAGGCCCCCACCCCCTCGCCCCCCATAACTCGATAACGGAGACCTCAGATGCTCAACAACCTCACCCTCGCAGACCGCTACGCCACCCTCGTGGAGCGCCTGCGCGACCTCGAAGCCGAGGTGAAGGCCGTGCGCGACCTCATCATCGCCACTGGCCAGGAGCGCGTACAGGGCGACTTCGCTGACATCGTGGTGGCCCTGAGCGAGCGCACCACGTTCGACGCTAAGGCTGCCCACAAGTTTCTGACGCCTGCCCAGATCGCGGAATGCACCCGATCCACCGTCGTCACCACCCTGCGCGTCAAGCCGAAGCTGGAGGCATAGATGGGCTACTGGGAAACCAAGGGGCGGTCCGACGAATGGTACACGCCGCAGTACATATTCGACGCGCTGGACTGCACGTTTGACCTTGATGTGGCCCACCCGGCAGGGGCTTCTACCTTCGTCCCTGCCGGGGGGGTTTATAGCGAAGGCTCCCTCGAAAAGCCCTGGCACGGCTTTGTGTGGATGAACCCGCCCTTTGGTGGAAGGAATGGCGTGGTGCCCTGGCTTGCCCGGTTTGCGGCGCATGGCAACGGGATCGCACTGGTGCCCGACCGCACAAGCGCCCCCTGGTTTCAGAGATTCGCCCCGCAGATGGATGCGATTCTGTTCGTCTCACCGAAGGTCAAGTTTGTGCGCCCAGATGGCACTGTCGGCACCAGCCCCAGCAACGGAACAGCCCTGTTTGGTATGGGTGCCCGAGCGTGCAAGGCCCTCACCTCCGCGAAGTGTCTCGGCTTCGTCGTCTCCTGCAAGCCGAAGCTGGAGGCATAAAAAAAATTCGATATCGCTCACTTTTCCCATTGTGGGGGTGTGAGCGATATCGTTATAAGCTTCTTCAGGCCAGCGAGGCCTGGATAACTCGATAACGGAGAACTCAAATGACCTTCATCGCACAGAGCTACGTCGAAGCCTACGAACTGGCCCGCGAGATGCGCGCCACCTACTTCGATAGCGATTATGTGGTTAGCATCGTCGCCCCGCTCTTCCTGGGCGATTTCTGGCGCGTCAACGTCGGCACGGAGGATTGAGCCATGCGTAACACGTCTTGGACCGTCGTCTACTACATGGGTGGCACGCAGCAGGGGGAGTGGCGCCGCGCCCTCCCTGTCGCCACCAAAGCTGATGCCCAGCGCATGGCAGAAGAGATTGAGCGGGGTGGCCGCTGCGCGCTCATCAACCGCACAGAGGTGTGGGACAGCATCGGCCTGCCCGAGGGGGCGCCGCGCCGGAGCCTCTTCTCCCGCCAGAACCCGATCAACGTGGGGTAGCCGTGGCAAAATATAAGATTGTCGAAAAGAACAACCCGTTAGCCATCCACGGGTTGTTCGACAGCAAAGATCGGGCAGAATATCACCTAACGCACAACATCCCGGTATATGTTGAAAATGGGTATTTAACCGAT